AGTAGCTATAATCCTTTGGTAAATCAGTATAGTCTCTTATTGTAAAAGCACGCATACCCATAAGCTTTAAAAGTAATTCTAAACATTGCCAGTCAATATCATAATATTTTTGAATATAATTGCGTACTACCATAATATTCTCTAAAAAATCGTAGCCCTTATATATCTGAACATACTGCTTTTTAGAGTATTTCTCGTTATCCTCACGAAGTCTAATCTCTATACCTCGTAGTTTTTTCTTCTTGTACCCTGGTATAAATTCGCTGTTTTTCTTAGCCATATAACATTTATTGTACTATAAAATTACATAATAAATATAAATTATTTGTATTCAATAGATTATATTAATACATTTGTTACTATTGATAGAAATAATCTATACTGTTAATCATGGCAAAGCACAATAACACTTCCATATATCCTTTTGACACCAATGTAACGGTTAACGACGGATTATTAGGTTTTGACGCAGAAAACGTCAGAAAAACAAAAAATTTCAAGGTAAGTGCTTTAGTTAATTTAGTAGTTAGTCAAATTGGTTCTGTTTTAACTAATTCATTAACAAGTGGACAAGTTATATGGATAGAGGGATTAACTTATTTGTTTTCGGACATACAATATTGGCTAAACTCTAATGTTTATGAAATTGAATCCCAAGAAGTAACCCTTCCAAATGCAGATAGTACATATTCTCGAATAGATGCTGTATATGCAAATTCAAATGGTCAATTATTAGTATTGCAAGGACAACCAGCACCAAATCCAGTAAAACCTCTTATAGATAATACTTCTCAAGTATTAATCACATTTATATTGGTAGAAGCAAGTGCATCAGAGCCAAGTGGTGTTTCTGAAGATATTGTGTACAGCGATAACCTAGAAACAGATTGGGGGAATAGCACTTCTGGTTTTAGCGCAGTTGATTTTGATTTTGAAGACACACCATATATAGGCACCAAATGTATTTCTATAAAAGAAGAGTCTACAGATTCTACAGTAATTCGATTTTATAAAGATGAAATCGTTGAGTATGATCCTTCAATGAAGCTACACCTTTACTTAAAGGTAAATAATGCAGCTAATAGTGCAACCAGAATAGATATACAATTGTTTGAGGATTCATCTGGGGAGGAAAGCACTTTTGCTACAATAAACGGAAGTTATTACGGTTTTGACTTTAATAACACAAGTACTTACCAAAGTGTTGTTATTCCATTGTCAGCTATGACAGGGCTTGCAGGTTTTGATGGTATAAATATTTTTGTTAGAGAAGCTGATTTAGCAGCTTTTCTTATAGACCATATACGTATTGTAAGTGGTGTAGGCAATTTAGTATTAAACAACACGTATTTAGGGTTAGCAGATACTTTTGATGATTCTTACGCAGGTAAAGAAGGTTATAACCCAGAAGTTGAGAATGGGGTTTTAGTTTTAAAACGAAAAACTAAACTAAAGAAAATAGAACTAACCGCAACAGCAGATCAAACAGAATTTACAATTAGTGATAACCCAGAAAATTTACACTTAGTTTTTGAAGAACAAGCTCTTTGTATTGATTGGACGTATGAAGATGGTGTATTAACACTAGGGAATGGTGCTTATCTCGATTCAACTATAACAGTAATATATTATAACTAATGAAAAAGCTAATATTATTTATCATTATTTTTTTAAGCACTTTTAGTTTTTTAGAGGCTCAAGTGCCTACGCCGTTTAGAAATGGTGTAAAATTACCATTAATAGAATATTTAACGTTAACCACAACGGAAAGAAATGCTTTTTCTTACGGTGCAACAGATAGAGTTTTAATATACAACGAAACAACAGAGCAATTTGAATATTGGAATGGTTCTAGTTGGTCGTCTTTAAATGCTAATGGTTATATTCCGTTAACAGGTACAGAAGTTGGAAGTCCAGTTACAGGTGATATTGTATTTGGAAGAGGATATATTGGAAATGATTTTTCAGGTGACGGAGAAGATTCTAGTATAGCTTTAGTAAGTGAAAATACTACAGCAGGTTTTTGGTTTAATGAAATTTCTGACCCACGACCAGAAATGGTATATGGGCTTACAAATGGTGGTGTAGAAGATTATTATTCAACTTATGGATTAAGTCGCTATCAAGCTACATTAAGAGGAGATGACCCAAATTATAGAGGTTTAGTTTATGCTGATGATTATAGTTCTAATTATGTAGCTAGAAGCTTAATAGATTTAGGTTATTTGCAAAGTTATGTTACTGCAAACACATCTTTAAATAGTATTTTACTCACAGGAAACGACAGTTACCAAGGTATGAGTATAGGTAATTCTTTTTTAATACACAGCAGTAATGTTTCTCCTTCTCAAGGTTTACAAATAACTGTAGATGAAGATACTAATGGTACATTTCCGATTAGTTTATATCCAAACAATGTAGCTTCACCAGGATTAATTTTAGGTGGTACTCCTAATTTTCCTATTTCATTTGTAGTTAGCAATGCTGTAGAGTTAGCTATTGAACAAAGCGGAGTTAGAGTAGGTACTTATGCTGCAGGATATAGATTACCAAAAACAAGAGGTACTTCTGGGCAAGTTTTAACCATGGGTAGCAATCAATATGCTTCTTGGCAAAATCCAACAAGTGCAGATAATGCCTTAAACTACGTAACCGTAACCGATAGTATATACACATTACAAGAAGCCGACATCTTAGCTTACAAACCGCATATAATTGAGACATATAGAGCTGATGGTACAACACAAGCCGACACGGTAACGATAACATATCCTAGAGATATTGCGCCTCCAACTAATGAAATGTTAGCGGTATCATTTACTAA